ACCAAGCAGACCCGAAAAAAGGTAAAACCAGTAAAGCTGAAACAGAGGAGTAAGCTATGAGTGAGAGTGTTGTTTTTGTATATGATGAGTTTAACGAGATTTATCCCGAATTAAATGCCAGCTATAATAAAGCTGATTGGGCGTTTAATATGGCTTGTATTATACTTAACAACACTCCCAACTCTGTTGTTTGTGATTGTTCAAGAAAGCATTTGTTATACCTATTGACGGCTCATATTTTGTTTTTACAAAATAGGGGTGTTGGTAATGTGGGTGCAATAAGTAATGCCCACGAGGGAAGTGTATCTGTTGGATATGCTGGACTTGGTAAATTAGGACAAAGTTATTTTGGGCAAAGTCAGTATGGATTATTGTTTTGGCAATTAGTGTCTAAATATGTATCAGGATTTTATGTTCCCGAATGTTAACGTTTAGAATAAAAATTGATGATAAAGAGATTTATAAAGCGTTGAAAAAACAAAGTGCAACGCTTAAAGTCGGTTTTTGGGATGATACATATTCAGATGGTAAAAGCGTGGCAGGTATAGCGACTTTTAATGAATATGGTGGTGGGCATACTCCGCCAAGACCATTTATGCGAAATTGTGTAAAAAGAAATCGTAAAAAATGGAGAAATGTCGTTCAAGATATATTGCCAGTAAATTTGAATATTAAAAAAACATTTCAAACTTTGGGTGAAGATATGGTGGAAGATTTAAGAATGGAAATCTATCGGACAAATACACCGCCTAATGCTCCTAGTACAATTAAGAGGAAAGGATTTAATAAACCTTTAATTGATACAGGTAAAATGGTGAATAGTATTAGAATGGAGGTTAAATGAATTTACACGAGATTGTAAGTAATGCGATAAGTTCAATAAATCCATTTCAAGATATTTTAATTACACCACGTTCAAGCTATACGGTAAATGAATATGGAGAAGCGGTTGTTAGCGAGGGTTCTTCTTATCAAATAAAGGCGGATGTTCAGCCACTAACAAGTGAAGATATTAGGTTTATCAATAATTACAATGAAAGTACGGTTTATAGGGCTTTTTGGGTTAGTGCAAATACATTTGGGTTAAATAGACCTATGGCTCGTGGTGGAGATAAAGTTGTTTGTAATGGTAAGACATATTATGTCGTAAATATGCCAGAAGATTGGTATGAAACCTGTGGTTGGTCGCATTTTGTTGGTGCATTGCAATTAGGGGGAAGCCATGAGTCTTAAACAGAATATTCAAAAAGCTGTCAGGGATATGTTGATTAGATACACGAATTGTCCTGCAAATAACATTATTGCTGGATATAATAATCACGTTCAACTTCCTGCTGATAATAATTATATTATATTTACTGTATTAAATCCATTTAGATATGGTACACCAAGAGTTGTGACGAATATCAATGGAAATACGAGCTATCAACACTTCAGATTAGAGGTTCAAATAGATTTTTATGGCAATTTGGCATTTGACAGGGCAAATGATATAATAAATATATCCAGAACTGAATTTTTGTGTCAGTTTTTCAAGCCTTATGGAATACAGCCGATTGCTTGTGATGATGCACAAAATTTAACTGGTGTATCTGGCGAAAAAGAATATGTAGAACGCTGGATGGCTAGATTAGAGTTTGATTATCAGGACGCCGTTAGTGATAGTCAAGATTGGTTTAATACGGCAGAACTAAATATTTTTGAAACGGAGTTATAAAAAATGACAATACCTGCTTCACAATTAGTGGATATTACGCCCCGAGTAATTGGTGGTGGATTATCTGGTTTGGCGTTTGTTGGAACATTTTTATCCAAAAATACAGACTTACCGACCGCTACTGCTGTTCCTTTTTATAGTCAATCTGCTGTTGGTGCTTATTTTGGTACAAGTTCTAATGAATATAAATTAGCTGGGAATTACTTTATTGCTGATAGTAATTCAAGTAAGAAACCTGATGTATTATGGTTTTATCGTAAGGTTGATGTGGCTTGTGCCGCTTTCTTACGTGGTTCGGAAGCCGCTTCTTTGGCTGAATTAAAAACAATTACAGCTGGAACTTTGACAATTACGGTTAATGGAACCGATATTTCTGCAACTGGATTAAATTTTTCTGCTTTAACAAGTTATAGTGACGTTGCTTCTGAAATCCAAACAAATTTAGCTTCTGGATTAGCTAGTACAACTTGCACTTGGAATAGCAATTTTAAAGCGTTTGTGATTACTTCCCCAACAACTGGTTCTTCCAGTACTATTACGGTTGCTGGTGGTACGGCTGCCGATGCTTTGGGATTATCAAGTGGTACGGTTTCACAGGGTGCTGCTGTTACATCTTTAACAGACACGATGAAAGGTTGTGTTAATAGCAATTCTAACTTCTTCTCATTTATGCCTGTTTATACAGAAACAGATAACGAAGCTTTGGAATTAGCTGAATGGTGCAATAGTCAAGGTGTTCGGTTTATGTATGCTTTGGTTGATAGCTCAAATGCTGGTTTAACCCCTAATAATAGTGCTTGCTTGGCTCATCAAGTGGCTGATTATTATGGTGTTGTTTCTTTATATAATACAAAGGCTTTGGGTGCTATGGCAATGGGTGTGGTTGCTTCTATTGACCCATCAAAATTGAATGGTCGTAAAACTTTGGCTTATAAACAACAAGGTGGTTTAGCTTATACATTAAATAATGAAACGGATGCTCCTGTTTTGTTAGCCAATGGTTATAACTTCTATGGAAATTATGCTACGGCTTCAAATCAGTTCAAATTGTTCCAAAATGGACAGATTTCTGGAAATGCCAAATGGGTTGATACTTACTACGGTCAAGTATTTATCCGTGATGGATTACAGAATGCTTGGATTAACGCCTTAATAATGAATAACACAGTTCCGTATAATCAAGCGGGATATGGTGTACTTCGTGCGGCTTCTATGGACACGATTAAGACAGCCATCAACGCTGGTTTCATCCGTCAAGGTGTTTCTTTAAGTGAAAGCCAAAAAGCCACAGTACAATCCGAAGCTGGTTTGGATATTAGTGGTGAATTGGAAACACAGGGTTGGTACTTACAAATTCTTGACCCGACAACACAAGTCCGTCAAGAACGTGGAACACCTGTTGTGAATTTCTGGTATATGGATGGTGGTTCTATCCAACGTATTCAGGGAACATCAACTGTTTTATTATAAGGAGTGAAAAATGAGTATTGATATTACATCTGCAAACGCTAGTGCTTACTACTATTCCTCTTTGTTTCCTGCTGGATTAAAGTTTGAAAACTTTTCCACAGATGGGGCTTGGAGTCAAGACAATTATGAAATCATTGAACACCGTATGGGTGTAGATGGGCATATGGCGGCAGGTTATACGCCAGTTGAAAAGGAAATTTCTTTCAACTTTGAAGCCAATAGTCCGTCTTTAGATGGTTTAGATTTGTTATGGCAAACTATGGAAGTTGCGAAAGAACCTTATTTTGGTGATATTGTTATTACCTGTCCTAGTGTTGGTAAAACATATACTTTAACGAATTGTATTTTAACAGGTTATAAACTAATTCCGAATGCTGAAAAGGTTTTAGCTCCTCGTGAAGCGGTTTTCACTTGTGAAGATATTAAGGTTGCTTCTTTATAATCATTTAATTGGAGGATAAAATGAGAAAAGAGATTGAAATAACGATTGAAGATGGTCGAGATACTGGAAAGGTATTCAAGATTGTAGAAATGGGTGCTGTTCAGGCAGACAGATGGGCAACAAAAGCCCTCTGCCTGTTTGGGCGTGCAGGACAGAACATAAGTGCTTTGGGTAAAATGAATATTGTTGATTTACTTAGTGCTTTTTCTTCTGTTCAATATGAAGAAGCTCAACCGCTTTTGGATGAATTATTAGCTTGTGCTTCGTTTAAAAAAGACGGAGTATATGTGAATTTAAAAGGAAGTATGGTTGACGCAACCATAGAAGAATGGACAACGTTATTTCGGCTAAGAGTTGAAGCATTGAAACTTATTCTTGGTTTTTTAGAACAAGGCGGGGAGTCAGGGTCAAAATAAAGACCGATGACTCCTTGGCGAGTTATGTCAATGTTCCGCCAATGATAGGTTCAGTAGTAAATAGCAAACTGGCAACGCTTCACGAATTACAAACGGTGTATGGATTAGAGGATTTGTATAACCTTTATGAAATCATTATAATAAAAGTAGCTAATGAACAGAAGGTGTTAGAAAAGGCGAAAGAAAGGCGTAGGAGAAAATAATGGCAGTAGCAGAAACAATTACACTAGACGTTATTTTTAATGGCAAGAAAGCCCAAATGGGTTTGAAAGAGCTTGGCAAACGCCTTAATGGTATTCAAAAGACAGCCAAAAAGACAACAAATGCTTTCAGTAAATTGATGAAGTTTGCTGGGTTTGCTGGTTTTACAAAAATGGCTATTGATGCGTCACGCTTTGGTCGGTCAATGGGGTTGTTGGCTGATAAGACAGGAATTGCCACCGAAAAATTATCGTCTATGAGAAATGCTTTTTCTGCGATAGGTGGAGATGCCAAAGCCGTAGATAGATTACTTGATAATATTACAAGTGGTTTGGCTCGTTTATCTATGGGTGAGGGAGAGTTTGCCGCTAAACTTTCTGCAATGGGTATTTCTGCTTGGGATAGTATGGGAAATACCAAAAGAGCTGATGCTGTGATGGGTGATTTAGCCGATTGGACAAAGAGCCAGTTGGCTATTGGTCGTTCAATGGCAGAAGTATCAACATTCTTACACGACAATTTTGGAATAGAACAAGATTTGGTAAATGAGCTTGCTCTTGGTCGTGCAGGTATGGAAAAAGCTAGGAGAGAACGTGAAAGAAGAACAGGTGCTGTTACTGGTGGAGAAATAGCTAGTTTAAGGTCATTAAATGAGAGTTTTGCTACATTAAAAACAACTGTTGGTGTTTTAATTGATAAAGTAATGGCTGGATTAGCACCAGTTATAGAATTTTTTACAGATTTACTTACTATTGCTTTTAAGACTTTACAAGATAGTTTTGGTTATTTATTTGACTCATTCAGCGATATTATTGGTGAGGGAGATGAAGTAGCAAAATTATTCCAATTTTTAAAAGGTGTCTTACAAGCATTTGGTCTTGTTGCAAAAGGGATTATAGATGTCCTAAAAGGCTTTTTTGAAGCGGTAAAAATGGTTGGAGAATGGTTCGGACAATTTTTTGCTTGGTTAAGAAGTAGTTGGCTTGGTAAAAAGTTATTTGGTGATGATGCTGATGACTCTAAGGCTCTTAATATGGCTGAAGCTATTGATAAACAAGAAAAAGAGGGCAAGTTATCACACGAAGCGGCAAATAATTTAAGGGCAAAACTTGGTATAGGTAAGAAAGACACACTTTTTAACAATAATGATTATGAAATTGAATATGTTTATGAAGATGAAATTCTGAATGGTAATGAAGTTGTCCAAGCTGATAATTCTGGTTCTATGCCAATAGTAAATTTGAATGTAAATACGGAAGCCAACTTCAATGAAGCAACGGGTCAAATAGAGCAGAGTGTTGATGTAAATGGACAATCAGAGGATGGTTCTGGTTCTGCACCTATAAATTATATGTATCAATCGGTAAGGGGTGGTTAAAATGATAACATTACCTACAATATCAAATGATGGAAAAACAATAGTAAAACCGAAGTGGGATATTCAAATCTTAAAGAATAAAAAATTACAACCACAAAGCGATAATGTTATTGAAAATGTCAGACAAAAAATAGGTCGTTCTTTTAGTAGTCTTATATTAGAGGAAATAGATAATTTATATCCAAATACAGATAGTTCTTATGATACTATTGCTGAATTTGATACTTTTGTTTCATTTAATGGTTCGCAGGACTCACAGATTGTCCAAAATGCTGTTGAAAAGGGGTCTTTTAGGTCTGTAAATAAGATAAAAAAACCAAATATTTGTGTTATAGAGCTTGGTAAGGGTGGTGTTCAATATTATATTGAAAATATGTTAAATACTCTTAAAAAGTATCAGGGAAGCATAGATACTTTTAGGATTGTGACACCTTATGGAAATATTGATAGTTTAAACTTCATGAAATTAGATTATGGATATAGTCGTGAAAATGGGGCTGGTTTATTGATAGCTAAACTTCAATTTCAAGAAATTATAACTGGTTCTGTTAGAGAAGATATGTATAGTTTGGTTAAAGTAAATTCACCAGATAAAACAAATACTAATAATACTGGGAATAAGGCAACTAGAAGTTGGGAGAAATACAAATGACAAAACAAATAATTCCATTAGACCCTATTCCAAATCAGATTTTTAATATTGACTTAGGTGGACAACAATGTACCTTTGAATTTATTTCAAGGGGTGTGTTTATGTATATGAATTTAACAGTTGATGGTGTGAATTTAATAAACGGTCAAATTTGTTTGTCTGGTGTTAATTTGGTGCAATATAATAAAAATAAATTTACTGGAAGTATTTATTTTGAAGATACACAGGGAAATTTAGACCCTTTGTATTATGGTTTGAATGATAGATGGGTTTTATATTACGAGGTTTAGATGTTTTCTAAAAAGAAATTAAGAGTTGAAATACAAAATCTGGAGGGAGAATTTTTCTCTGGTGTTAATACTCTTACTTTTCAAGATTTACCGATAGAAGCAAATTTAAACTTTGTAAAATTACCAGCTGGTATATCTGGTAAGATTAAGATTTATGGTGTTTCAAAAGAACATATGGATGCAATTACCACTATTAAGTGGCACGAAGATTTTATCGTACAAAAAGCTATAAGATTATTCGCAGACAACGGAGAGGGCGAATTTCTGCTTTTTGAGGGAAATATAATGAGTGCTAATCCCGAATACGATAAAGCCCCCGATGTTTGTATCGGGATAAACGCTTGTGCAGGAGCATTCTTTAATTTAAAGAGTGAAATTCCTCCGTCATCTCTACCAATGGGTGCTCCTGTGCCTAACGTTTTTCAGAAAATATGCACAGATTTTGGTATTGGATTTGTTAATAATGGTGTTGATGGTATTGCTGGTGGTTCTATTTATTTTGACCAGAGTGGTTTATTTGATAGGATAAATGCGGCAGCTAAAGCCTATAATGTATATCCAGTTGTTTATAATAATAGAGTTGAAATATACCCCGCTAATGGTTTTAGTCTTAAAAAATGGAATTTTACACCGAAAGACTATATTGGCTATCCGACATTACAAGCTATGAATTACAGCATAAAACTAGACCATTTATACAATGTAGATTTAAGGGATAGATTTACAATATCAGGAAGCGAAGTAACATCTGCTAATGCTACTTTTCAAGTAATAAAAGTTGTTTATAATGTATCTACAAAGATAGGTGGTAATTGGTTAATGGAAATTGATGGGGTGAGAATAAAAGATGAGTGAGTTAAAAAGTGGTGCAGACCCAGCTGATTTTTTAGATAACCTTAACGCTTTGAGCTATATTATCAACAATATAGTTAGAAAAGTAAATACAACAGAAATAGTTAAAGTTGTTGCTGTAAATACGGCAAATAATACGATAGATGTTATTCCTATTGTTAAGAATGTGAATATTGAAAATAAACCGATAGAAGAAAGTATCATTTATGGGATTAGATATTTTCAATGGCAGTATGGTACAAATGCTTTAATTTCTGAACCTGTCGTTGGGGATATTGGTTTTATTGTGATTTGTAAAAAGGATATTTCACAAGCTGAAAATGGTATAATTGCCAGTTATAGGGAATATTGTTTGGCAGATGGTATTTATATTGGTGGTATTTGTGGAATGAACGCTATACCAACACAATATATTAAATTTGATGCCAATGGAATAAGTATAACTAGTCCAACAGCATTAGATATAACAGCCCCTGTGGTAAATGTAACGGCTTCAACATCTGCAACAATTACATCACCAGCTATAAATCTTGGTGGAACTGGTGGAAAGAAAGTTGCTCTTGATGGAGACCAAGTTAAATCTGGAAATACTGTTGTGGGAACAATAGTTGCAAGCTCAACAACAACAAAGGCGGTATAAAATGAAAACAATGGCTTTAAAAAATGATTGGGATTTATATGTAGATGAATTTGGTAATATTGCTATGAAAGATGGTAATGATAGATTAGCACAGGATGTTGCTTCATCTGTAAGAGTTTTTAAAGGTGAAGATGGATTTGACATTACCAGAGGAGTAGAGTATAATAAGCCTGATGAAAATAGGCAAACCTTAAATCGTCAGATGAATGAGCAGACAGGTTTTATTGATGGTGTGGAAAGTTCGGCAGTAATATTTGAGGAATTGATTGATAGAACATTAAAGCCTGTTGTATATGTTACAAATGAAAATGGCGAAGAAGTAATTGTAGGAGAATAAAATGGCAGGACAAATTACAGTAACACCAGAAGGAATAAAAGTTCCACAGGCTTCTGAAATTAAAATAGCATTACAGAATATCTTTCAAAGTTCTTTTGGTTCTGATTTAAGCCTTGATGACTCTACGCCACAAGGTACTTTAATAAATGGACTAACAGAAGAAAAATTATTAGATAATGCAGAAATTTTGTATTTATTAAATCAATTAAATCCAAATACAAATAGTGGTATTTTTCAGGATGCTATTGGTGCGTTATTCGGTATGGAAAGAAAACCAGCTACTCATAGTGTTGTAAATTGTGAATGTGTTGGTTTGGCTGGAACGGTTTTAAACGGAAAAGCAAGCGGAAATCCTGCTATGGTTCAATCAACAAATGGTGATTTGTTTGAATGTATTGCTGGTGGTACAATACCTGCTGGTGGAACAATAACACTTCAATTTGAAGCTGTTGAAGCTGGTCCAATTCCTGTTTCTTCAAATACTTTAACTACTATTTATAATATGGTATCTGGTTGGGACACAGTAAATAATTCAAACGCTGGTACAACTGGAACAGAAGAAGAAAGTAGAGCTGATTTTGAAGCCAGACGGAAAGAAAGTTTGGCATTAAATGCCACGGGTTCTATTGGTTCTGTTTATTCTCACGTTTATAATGTAAGTGGTGTTACTGATGTATTTTGTTATGAAAACCCGACAGGAAGTAGTGTAACTTATCGTGGAATTACTTTATCACCTCATTCTGCTTATATTTGCCAAAATGGTGCAAGTATTATAAATGGAACAGCAGGAAGTGGAAGTTTAGCGGAAGCTATTTATAATTCATTGTCTGCTGGTTGTAATACAAATGGTTCAAATACTTGCACATATACAGATACGATAACTGGTGTTCAGTATTCTTATAGTTATTATAATTCAACGAATACGAAAATCTACATTCAGGTAAATATAGCTTATAGTATTTCTGATGAATTAAAACAACAAGTAAAAGAAGCGTTTTTAAAAGAATTTAACGGTCAATCTATTGTTAATAATAAGA